CGTCGGGAGTGCCTTTAGGCGGCTCCAGCATTGATAGCACTGAGTCTATCTGACTGCGCAAACTGCGCAGACTATCCGGGTCTATGCCCGACTTGGCTCCTGTGTTAAATCGCTGCGTGAGGCTCTTTACCGCCTCGATGGTTGCCTGCTCGTTTGCGGCAAAATCGACCGGACCAAACTCGCGCAACCTCAGCTCTGTTAGCGTTCGGATATCGGTCGAGTCGTCATGCTCGTACTTGACCGTCTCGAACGCGATAGACATCTCACTGATAACCCCGTCGCGTATCAGCTCGAGCACCTCATCACCCCTCGGCGTGCGGCTAACCTTGCTCTCTGTGTAGAGGCCTCGTGCATCCTCGCGCATCTCCTCCGGCTTACCGATCGGGTACATGTGGTTATAAAACGTTTTCACGCGGTTGCCATTTTCCGAGATCGTCTTGGAGAACGCACCGCGCTCTATAACATCGTTGTACGAGTCGACGTTACCGAACGCCGCCGCGTATCCTACGATAGTACGCTTGTCTGAGTCGGCCTCAACATCGTTTACGCTCACTCGTTTGAATTCAAGCTCCATAACGCCCCCTACTATACACCTGTGTAGTACTATACTGCAACTACCGCCTACGGTACACCATCCCGCATCTACAGTTTACGATGTTCCCCGCGCTCGCACTCGGGTCTCCCGGGTGCATAAGCTCCTCACCTGATATCACAAACGGCTCATTGACGGGCACCTCGCCGCGGTCCGGGTTAGCGTGGTCAAAATCGCTGTTATCGCCTCTCCTCGTGCGCCCATCTTGTACCGGCACCCATCGTTTAAGCCGAACCTTACCGCTGTCCATCGCAACCTGCAGCGATCCGTTTTGCGCCGCACTATGCGTCTCGGTGCGTGCTATCGTGTTTGCTCTCCACGCCGCTATTTGACTCGCCCGGCTGCGTATCGAAGCGCCTATGTCCGGCACGCTCAAGCCTTCCTCCACGCCCCGCTCTATCGCCGAGCGTATCCACGACTGCGTTGCGCTTGTTATCTGCGTTACCTTTCGCGCGCCCCATCGCCCAATGAATGACGACAGCGCCCGTTGTATCGCGTCCGGTAGCTGCTTTACCTCGCCTGTCCATGGTAGCCCCCTCTCCTCGTCGTCGAGTTGTGAAAGCACGCGCTCACCAATAGCGGTAAACGACGCCTCCCACATCCCTCGCAGTAGCCTGTCCACGTTGTCGTTGTGCGTTGCGACCGCTGCGTCGATGCTACGGCCCGACTCGTGCGCGTCTGCTGCGTCGCGTATCGCCTGCGATAGCTCGGTGCGCATGCGTCGCTCAAATCGGCGCGATATCTGTTGCGTGATGCGGTCCTGTGCTCTGCGCTCTCGCTCGTCACTCGATGCCAAACACGTCCTCCGCGTCTGCCCTGCTGCCCGGCGAGTCTTCTACGCTAAAATCCTCGCCCGCCGGAAACACGCCACTCGGCACGTATCCAATGTCGGCGCCCGGTATCTCGTCGGTGTTAAGCCCAAGCTCAAGACGCTCGTTTATTGCGGCCAACGGTACACCGAGCCTCCACAGCCTCTGCGCCTCATCGAGCTTCTCGGTCATGTTCTCACGCAACGCCTCGACATTCGACAAGTCGTATCGTACGCGCACGTCGGTGCCGAACTGAGATGCGAGCTGCAAGTTAAGTTGCCCCTCTATCTCGTCGAGTACCGGCACGAGGCCCTCGCGCCACAGTATCTGTCGAGCAGTCTCAATATTGGCAAGGGTAGCGTGCTCATAGATACCCACCAAGGGAGGAGGTACCGAGTAGGCCGATAGTATCTCCTCCCGTGCCATCTTGCGGCCTGAAATAAAATCAAGGTCTACGGCGGTCTGCGCCATCTGCTGCCACTTGGCGTTAGCGAGTACCCACGGGTTACGCGCATTGTCCGCGCCCGACTGCTCACGCACCCACTCTTTTGTCTGCTCGTACTCCTCTTGGCTTATCGTGTCCCCTTCCATGGTGATAACGCCCGGCGGTACCGCCATGTTTTGCAGGCTCACCTTTTGCCACCGCTCGGCCTCCTCGTCGATGTCGACCGCGCGTGCGCTTGCCTCAAGCGGAGCAAGGCCGAAAAACAGGTCGTCGGGGTGCGTGTATCGAAGGTGTACCAAGTCCTGCGCTCGTATCTGTAGCGGACGCCCTTGCTTGTCATGATATTTGTACCAGTGGACACCGAGCCGGTCGGCGAGCACATCCATCTTGCGCGGCACGAGCGGCCACACGTTACGCGGCATGCCGTCGGAGTTGGCGCGGATAATCGACATGTAGTTATCGCCGCACAGGTCGAGCATATACACAGCGCGGCGCATTATCTCCGACCAGTCATAGGTGGGGTTAGGCGCGGCAATGAGCCGTGCAAGCGGATGCTCCTCGCTCGGCTCCCACTCGCCGCCTCGCGACACCTCGACTACCCACGGCACCGAGGCAATATTGGCCGCACGCAGACGTATGCACGCATACACCCACGTGCTACGTAACAACCCCTCCTCGACGGCGGTGTCCTTGGTAAATGACCGCCACTTAGCCTGCCATCCTACACGCGGCATGCCTTCAAATGCGGTGATAGACTTCGCCTCGACAATCTTATAGCTCTTGCTCGCGACCGGTTTGTTACGTCCGAATAGTCTCATTTGCCCGTCCTACGAATACCTGTTTGCCGCCCTGCCTGATACGCTCGCTCAATGCGTATCGTAACGCGTCAATCCAGTGGTTGTGTGCGTCGACGACTATTGGTAGCACCTCGCCGGTAGAGCGGTCCACTTTGTACGAGTAATTACGCATCTCCTCGGCGACGCAGTGGCAATCGCTGTGTACCACGATCTCGTCGAAACTGCGCAAATACTCGATACCCGCCTCTACGCTACCCTTCCACTTTTTCGCCGCAGCAATGTTATAGCCCTCGCGCTGGAGGTATCGTATCACCTCAGGCCGCGCCGCGTCACCATAGATACGCCATTTGCGCGCGGTCGGAACCGAGTCGATAACCGCCGGGTGTTGCTGTATCTCCACGCCGACACCTCCCGCATCTGCATCCACATAGAGTGTGTTGCCGAGCACAAACGCCCGCACTACAGCAAGCGGGTCATTGGCAAACCCGAAGTCAACTCCGTGGTAGAAACGCGCGTCGTCCGGCGTGTCGAAGTCGGCAACACGCATTTTGCCCGCGAGTATCGCCGCCTCGCTAATGCGTCGCGGTTTACCGAGCCATACCCACTCGTATTTGTCTGGATTGTTTTGCCTGTCCCACTCAGCGGCATCTAGTAACACCTGTGGCGCAAACTCATTGTCGTACACGGTAGTGTGAACATGGATTGAGTTAGGAGGTGGATGGACAACAAAACGCTGCCAAGTTGCCGCGTCCTCGTCGACCGCATTGAGAGTTACCCATATCTCCGAGCCCTCTTTACGAACCGTCGGTATCAGGTAGTCCCACGACTCAGCGCTTACGTTATGCGCCTCCTCGACCCAGCAGATGTCTATGCCCTCGGTTGACTTAATCTCACTCGGATTGTGGCGCAATCCCATGAATACAAACTCGGTGCCATTGGCACCGTATATGTGCGATCGCTCGACGGTGTAGAACGTATCGAGCCCGTTCGCCTCTATCATGTCCTTGAGTGTACGGTGGACCGAGTCCTGTATACTGCGCTGATACTCACGAGTGCATAGGATACGTAAGGGGTGTTCCATGCCCATGACAATCAGCATGAGCGCTACACTCCACGAGCGACCGCCGCCGCGACCACCTTCGGCGACTTTGTAGCGCGACGGTTTGTGAAATGGCCTAAACGCCTTGCAAATCTTAATCCGCTTCTTTACCGTCGTCACCGAAAACTACCTCTACTCGCATTGGCCCACCGTTCGGGCCGGATATCTGACTATCAAGTTTCTCGTGGTACCCGTGATTGGCGAGCATGAGCTTAGCAATAGTCGGCTGAAAATCCCCTGTGAGCCCGCCGGACGACAGCTTGCGCTCTTGTATACTCTGCATCCGGTCTAACGTGTCGGAAAAATCTTCGTGGTGCTTTGCCCATTCGTAGAGCGTGCTTTTGTTTACCGACAGCTCACAAGCCATGCCCGCTGCGGTTGGCACTGCGTCGCCACAGTCCTCGTAATGGTTGAGATAGCCCCGCGCCTTGTCGAGCATCGCTTTGTTGTACTTTGTCGGCCTACCTGCTGCCATGTCTAACAATGTATACACTTATCGCGCGTGTTTCAACCGCCACGCCTCGCACGCCGCCGCAAAGTC